TATCCTGGAGGTAGAATTAATTTTTCTTCTTTATTTGGTTTCAAAACGACTCGTAGTGAAGAGTCTAATGGGTTATTACTTTGATGTACCTCTATTCTTTTAATCTCCTCTAAATAACCTTTTTTAGTCATAATGTAAATTTTTGCATCACTTACTGCATTACCTCTACGGCCATTTTGACCTTCAGTAAATTTTTCTAAATATTCTTGTAAGTGTTTAACGTACATTATTTTTTATTAATTATCTCTGTTAGTTCAGTAATTACTTTTTTGTAACCATCTACTAAATTTTGTAACTGTATGACCTCTGACTTATATTTCTTTAATTCAAAAATTTCTTCTTTTTGCATTTTAATTATTGTTTTGTACCCCTCTAAGACATCGTCTTTCATATGTTGACTTTATATGTAAGTTACCTTAAAAAGTCAACTATGGGTGTTCCAAAGAGATTAACAGAAATGCAACAAAGATTTGCTGAATTTTTAGTGTTTGGAGATGAAAATGGTCCAATGACTAAAACAGAGGCGGCACTTAGGGCAGGTTATTCTCCAAAAAGAGCAAGACAAGAGGGATCTGAGCTTACGAACCCAAGATTATCTCCACTTGTAGTAAAACATATAGGTGAGTTAAAAGAAGAAAGATTAAGAAAACATGAAGTTACTTATGAAGGTCATGTTGCAGAACTTGCAAGATTACGAGAGGCTGCATTAAAAAAAGGATCTTTCTCATCGGCAGTTAATGCAGAAGCTAATAGAGGAAAAGCTGCCGGTCTATATATCGATAGAAAGATAATAAAAACAGGTAAACTAGAAGATTTGTCAGAGCAAGAATTGGAAAATAAAATGAAACAAATTTTAGATGATTATTCACAAATAATAGATGTAACTCCTAAGAATATTGAGAAATAATTACTTCCAACCTACGTTCATTACAATTCTAATAGGTGTATTAGTTTGAATTATACCATTATGTTCATGCTTATTATCAAAAACAAGTAATTCATTCTGATTAGAGTTATACTTTTTACCATCAATTATAGTACCACCATCACAAGTTACAAAATTAAATAAACCTACATGAATGCCCTCTTCTTCTGTAAGAAAATCATTATGTGGCGCTTGATGATATTCTCTGTTTTGATTTGTATACAGATTTAATTTAAACCTAAGTAATTTCGAAATCTTATATTTATCTTCTATGTTGTGAAGTAGAGGCTCAAATGTACTAAACAAATTACTCTGTATTTTATCTTCAAAGTATAAAACATGAGTAAACATATACTCAAACTTAGAAGTCAATATATTTTCATAGACATCTCTTGATTGATAGTAATACCAAGGAAGTTCTTTACCAGTAACAGTTTGTTTTAGTTTATCAAACACTTCTGGCAATAAAAAATCACTGTAGATTTTTACCATAAACTATAATTTCTGTATCTTTTTTACCCACTGACGAGGTATCATAGTTCTGTCACCAAAAATATAACCATCATCATCTTTGTCATAACTTGCAAATAATTTAATATGGTTTTTTGTTTTTTCAAACAACCAACCCTCGTTAACTGGTTTAGCTAACTTCATCTTTTCAAACTCATTAGACGTAGCCCAGCCAGAGTCACTGACGCAATCAATCCACTCCACTCTGACTTTCGGATAAGGTATATCGGGAGCACTTTCAGCTGCAATTCTTTTTCGTCTTTTCCTAGGCATGTATAGTTCTATATCACAGATTGATTTATTTAAAATAAGCTTCGCGTGCGCGATAGCGATTTTGTATTAGTACACATTAATATGTACCATAAAACAAAAAGTGTACCATAATTTGTCCCATAAAAAGCTATATTTTATGCTGAAAAAGAGTTAAAAGTACACAAAGTACACTTTATTTCATAAAATAAAAAAATATTTTTTTTATCTGTAAAATAAAACTATAGTATTTCTTTTTCTGCCTTTTTTCTGCCAAAAAATTTCCTCATTACGGACAATTTATCTTCTGCCTCTGCAATAATTTGTAACAATTTGTCTATTTCACCAGTAATATCTATGTGTTCTGGTATAATTATATTATTCTCATTAAAGGAGTTAATTTTATATAGTGAATCTTCAATTATTGCTTCATATTTTTTAAAAAGTGCTCTAAAAAGTGCATCATTCATCTTTACATTCCTCCATTGTTTCTTTACCATTTTGATCTACATATATAATCCATAATTTTGCGCCATCAAAATAATACCCATTTACTTCTCGTTTCATTTAAAATCCTCCTCTGTTATTTTTACTTTAGCTCTTTCTTTTTCATCATGCAATAGATCATGATACATGTCTAATCTCTTCAAAAACTTATGCTTATATTGCCTTAATTCATGGTCTGTGATCCTAAATTCTTGATAATATAAGTCTGGAGTACACATCATGATTACTCCTTGACGGATATGTGAACCATGGACATAATCGTGAGCCATGGCATATGCAGCAATCTGTAGACAATAATCTTCAACCCATTCTTTCTTCTTCGGACGGTTAGACTGTTTAAAGTCTACAATACTTTCTAAGCCATTATGATTACAAACGAGGTCAGTAGACCCAGCATATAGCCCAGGATAATACAATGTAACTTCCGAGCCATAATACTCTTCGACTGGTGCAAGACCGATTTCAATAACTTTTTCGGCCATGGGCTTCGCCTCTTGTCCGAGTTCTGTAAGATCATCGTAGCCAATTCCTGTAACATAAGATTCGAGGAATTTGTGCATGGAAGTCCCCCTCCTACTACTATGATTTTTGATTTCTTCAGCTCGTTTTTCTCCAACTTTCGCCTTCCAGTCTTTTAAAAATTGTTGATCTTTAGTCGCCCCTAATATCGTAGTCACAGATGGAAGTCTAGAACCATTTACATCGTAGAGCCGTGTTCCATGGTCTTCAATGCGTTTCGCATCAACGTAGGTGTACTTTTCGCTGTGTTTAATACTTCTACCAATATTATGATATTCTTTTATATCTTCGTCACTCATCATTTCTTTCTCTCCAAATGTTTTGGTGCAAAGCTTTCAATATTATTAACCGGTACAGTGTCGTGAAAGTTCCCACTAACAGATATTCGTGTGCAATCTGATTTAAAAGGTGCTACCCAATGTTTAAACCATGCAGGGAATATAAACATATCACCTTCTTCTGGAAAAAATGATTGATAAGTTACACATTCTCTCGGTCCATCACCATATAAAAACTGTATACCACCCGGACCACAAGACTTACCAACATATTTTGAGTGTTCTTCTTTTAATTTTTTAGGTATAGATAAATAGATTACAAAAGAAAGTTTACCATCATGATCATGAGGTGGGTTATAATCATATGGTCTTTGATGGTTTATCCACAAAGCAGATAAGATATATTCTGGACGTTTCTCGTACGGTTTACCGGTAAACTTTTGATACATTTGATCGTAGACACCTATGTATTGAGATAGAAAGGGTAAGATTTTATCTTTAGATTTAGCATTATAACCAGTTTCTTTATCCAAGATTCCTGCTAACTTAGACCGATAGTCCTCAGTATTGTTCTTACTTTCAGTTAATAATAGTTTTTTAAAAGAATCCTCTATCTTTAACTTAATAACACATGGACCCCAATTTAAAGTAGCTACTGGTATTTGTTTTTGCATCATAATTTGTTTTCCTTTCTATTAGTTTTAATTATTTTTGCATGCTTACGCCAAGCCCAAGAGCTTATAGAACCGGTAATACCCATCAACCAAATGTAAAATCGTAACATCATTTTAAATTTTTAATTACGTAATATATTATAATTAGACCTATCATTAGACAAACCATATTATAAGCAAACATTCCTAATCCGTATGCAGCACTCATTAAACTTCATTCCCCCAATTATCCCAACCTTCAAATTTCTGTCTAGCAAACAATTCTATTCTAGGCAAATCTCCACAAAGTTCAACAATCCTATCTCTAACACAATCAGGTTTTCTTGAATGTTCTCTTATTTTAGCTTCTACCACTTGATGAACTTTACTAGAAATTCTTTTAGGCTTACCTTTAGTTGCGATAAGACACAATTCGCTATTAGCTCTTGTCCAATATCCTAATCCCCAAAATAAACTATTAGTTTTTTTATTT